TAGTAATATCTTGCTGTTTTTCTCTCCGTTGATTATAAAGAAGTTTTTGAGACTGCTTATACTTCCTTGTTAACCAGGACGGAGATTTTTCCAGCGTGTACTCTTCTGTGTAATTAAAAAACCACGAAACCGTCTCTACCTGTTCGACTAGTTTGGTGGCGTATTCGGAAATTGTACTACGGAACTGTTCGATCCAGTGTTTTCCGTTGTCGTTTCTGGTTGTTTTTTCGGTTTGAAGGTTCCTGTTACCTTCTGAATCGCTAAAAAAGCTTTATGAACGTTTGTATTAGCTAAGAATTCAGAAATGATAATAACAGTATCAAAGATATCCATTTGACCTGCTTCTTGTTCGGAGATACCAAGAATTACACCGATTAACTTAGTAATTGTTTCTTCAGTTAATTCTTCTAAAACAACCTCTACGATCCCCTCGATATCTCTACTATCAAAAGCGGTTACTTGATTGCCGTCAGCATCTAAAACAGGCTCATTTCCTGTATATTGAATAGGATTACCAGTTTCATCAAGAATTTTTTCATTCTTTTCATCCAACTTGAACATGCCTTTTGGATAAAATACTGGTTTCTTAACCGTTGAAGTCACTTTGCTGTAAATTCCTGTAAAATCACCAGTCATCATTTTAGCCAGTTTTAACACCTTACTTGTTGTTAGTTTAGGCATAGGAAAAGCACTGCCATCAGACAGTGCGATTACCTTTTTATTTTCTACCATTGAATTAATTTGATCAGTCATTATTGTTTCCTCCTAGATTTTATAATAAAGTTTGCTCTACTTCGATATAGACATTTTCGTCTTCTGGTAAATCATCTTGTGCAAAAGCCACAAAGCCAACTGGCAAAGTACGTTTTTCTTTATTGAACGTTGATTCAACTTCATCACCGTTTAATTTCACTTCATAATAAACAATCATTAATAAAGTGCCATCTTCACGTTGAGAAATAAGAGCTAATTGAACTGCTGGAACTGATTCAGGAGCACCATAAGAAATAGTTTTAGTACCTAATTCTTTAACTGGTAACACATCAGTATCAGCAGGATAGCCGCCTTCTTTGTTAATTGCTTTTTTCAAGCGAATAACATCGCCATCAACTGTACCAACTGCGATTGTTTCATCACCAATTTTAATGAAACGACTTTTCGCAAATTCTGTGCCATCAGCTACTTTAATCAATTTAGTACCGTTTGGAATAGCAGCAGTTGTTTTGCTTGCAGTTCCTAAAACAGCAGGAGTTTCAGAAATAGCCCCACCAACATTAACTAATTGACGATTTTCAATAGATGTTTCCATCAAAGTGGTTGAAATTGCGTTAGTCCAACTTGAAACAGATGTGTCGATTGGTGTTTTTGATTGATCGATTTCAACATCTTCTGTATCAAATCCACGTGACTGAGCAATACCGTCGTTTGTAGCTCCTAAATCACTCCAACCATCTTTAGCTTCAAATGATTCTAGATCCATTACATCGCTAATTTTTTTAGGACGATTTAAAGTATTTGAGTTCCACAATAAACGACCTGCTCCACCTTGAATATTCTTCTTATCATATTTATAAACATTATTTTTTTCTGCCATAATTATTTGACCTCCTCATAGTCCCATGAGCAACCATATTTTAGTGTTTGAAGCTCATCTTCTGTTAATTCAGCAATTTCTCCGTTTAGATACTGAATATCGTTTAGTTGTAAAACACCGATCATATTTGTTGGCGCGATTAACTTAACTTTTGTTTTTGTCTCTTCATTTGCTTTAACCTCTTTTGTTTCTTGAGGTTTCTTTTCAAACTGCTTTTTTTCTTTTGACATATTGACACTCCTAACTTTCAAAATAATTAATACTCATATAACACCATGCTTCTGGTATCTTGGTTTCCTCATCCATATCTGGATAAATAGGTGTTGTTAGTTTCATATCGAATACATTAATACCATCAATCCCAGCGTGATTACGTTGTAAATAGTTAGCGACATCGGTACAGACGTTAAGAGCGTTAATATCATTGTCGTCTCTAACTAACAGCTGGATAGTTGTTTTTCCAACTGATTTTACTTGTAAAGCTGGCTTTTCCACCGTTTTATCTAACTTGAAAGGCCTAATCGTTTTGATTTCCTCTTTGAATATTGGTTTTAAAAAACTTGCGATTGGTAATGTTGCATCTACGAAATCCATTTAAACACCTACTTTCCTAATATAGTTTTCCTTACTGCCATGCTTCCAACTTCAAGCATTCGTTTTTCATTAGCATCTAAAGAACGAGCCATAATGTTATAGCGTTTTTCTAAAGGTGCTGCATACCTCACATCTGAGCCAATTGTTAAAATAGTCTCGTTTGCTTTTTCGACTGTGTCATTAATTGGCGTTCCTTTTTGGATAATCCCGTTTTTACCAGGAATATTAGTTTCATAACCAATGCTGTTGACATAAGCTCCGGTATCGATATGATCATCTGATTGAGTGATTTCCTTTGCTCCATCAGCCCACGCGATACCCATTGCTTTTACTGCAGTTTCTCTTGCTAAAGGCATTTTACTATCAATTTCAGCAAAGAATTTTTGAGCTTGCTTATCAAATTTAAAAGAAGCTGATGCACGTTTTCCCATATCAAACAGCTCCTTTCAAGATAATTTTATAATGATGCAAGGAATCAAAGTCATTACGAGGGAGTATTTCCTCAGCTCTGAACTCGTCACTAGCTAATAGATTGCCTTTACCATCTTTGATATTTTTAATTCGCATATCATCATTAATCTCTTGATCAGCTGATAAAACAAGAGTTGATTCATACAAGCCTTTTGTATCATCTGTAACAATGACGTTTTTCAGCCGTTTTCTCATGAAACGACAAGGAATTAAAGGAACTTCTTTATCTTTAATGATAGGTCTGTCCCAGTCGTCTACCTCATCACCACTAGAAGGGATAACGAGGGTACACGTATGATTTAAAAAGTCATCGAATGCCATAAGACATCTTCCTTCTTTTTGCTCTTGTAGGTCCAGAAACACCAAAAAAAGCATGAGAACTTATCGGAACAAGTAACGATTCTAGAATTAAATCAAGCTCCGTATCTCCTGTATTAGTATCTAGCTTATCTAACGATTGGCTAGACAATGAATAAGAATAATCATCCATCGACTCAGATTGCAGTCCACTCATTTTTCTTTCAATAGCTTTTCTGTTTGAATCCATGAAAAAAAGATAGTCAACCATTTTAATAGTCGCTATCTTTAATTTCTTCTGAATCATTTCATCGCCTGTTTTAGAATAATCACAGTGAACTCTTGCTGTGATTTGAATATCAGCACGTTCGATATAACCTTGAATCTCAGTGTCTTTCAGTTCTTTAAATGACTCATCAGCTTTATATTTTGATGTGTCTCTAACATCTTGAATAGTTGCGAACATCGAATCCCTCCTATTCTTCTACTTTGACAATGAATCCTGAGTCTAATCTAGCTTGAATTGGTCCAGTGATTACATCAGGTAAAGGAATTTTATCTTCACTAGTAATCACGAAACGACCATCGTAAAACATGGTATCGGGTTTAGAAAGAGTATAAAGTTCTGGTTTCTCAACTTCGTCAGCTGTTTCAACTTCTTCTGTTTCGGTTAGCTCTCCTTGATTCTCATCAACAGTAA